TTAGACTGCGCCGAGGCGCTCGCCGTGGACGATCACCTGGAGCTTGCCCGCCTCCGCGACGGCAGCGCCTTTGATGGTGATAACCAGGTTGGCGTCCTTGGGCAGCGCGAACAGCGCCTTGCTGGAACTGGTGCGCAGGCGCGCAGCGGCCGACAGCAGCAGGCCAGCGCCGAAATACGCGGCGTCCTGCGGATAGGTCGCGTCGTCCACGCCGTCGGCGTAGGCAAAGCCCACGTCAGCGGTCACGCCGGCACCGAAGTGGTCGGAAATCACCAGTTGCAGGTCTTCGGCGACGAAGCCGGCGGGCAACGGGAACTCGAACGCCACGACATCTCCAACCGCCAGCGCGGCGGCGGCATTGCTGTTGAGCAGAACGCCGGCCGCGTTGGTCGCGAGCTGGTAACGCAGGGTGGTCAGGTTGCCATACGGCGTGACACCGCCGAACTGGCCGCCGAGCGGGATGGTCTTGTACTGGGCCATAACGGGCCTCCTTTCAATCTGGACGAAGGAAAGGGCCGGGATCACCGACCCTTGTCGCTTACTTGCGGGGGCCGATGATCTTGACCGCGGTGTCGATCGCCATCACGCCGTGGTCGGTGTACTCCAGGCCGTTGGTCGCCTCGACGGCGAAACGAATCTTGGAGCAGCCGAGGATCGCGCCGATCAGCAGTTCCAGCTTGTCGCCGTGGTCCATGTCCTTCTCGGACCAGAAGAACGGCATGCCGGAGTGCTCGGAAGCCGCCCAGGCTTGCGCCAGAGCCTGGCCGCCCAGCAGCAGGGCGCGGTCCACCGCGTACTGATTGCCGAAGCTATCCGGCACCACGGCGCTCGACTCGGCTTCCGAGTTGTAGGCGGCGCAATACTTGATGGTGTCGCCCGCGTAGAAGCGGATCGGCTTCGGCATCTTGATGATGAGGGTGTTGGACCACAGGCCCGCATCGACGCGGAAGATCGGGTGCTGCTTGGCGTTCGACGCGCGTGCCAGTGCGGCAGCCTGCCAACTACGGAACTTCTCCTGCTTGGCGAAGCTGTTGTACTGGGCCGGCGAGCACAGCAGGACGCGGATCGGCGAATCCTCGGCGGCCTCGTCGCCCTCGAACTTCACGGGCGGCGGCGGCAGCTCGATCTGGTCCATGTAGGTGGCGATGGAGTCGACCACATCCACGTCCAGCACGTCGGCGGTGGTGATGTTGTACTCCCCCGCATTCGGCGCAACGCCAGTGATGGCATCGGCGCTGGCCACGAAGTGACGGTTCTTGGTCGGCGCCTTGACGCGGTTGACCAGCATGTCAGCCAGCTTCGGGTGCGTCTCCAGCGGGAGGCACCACTCCTTGTTGTAGTGGTTACCACGGGCGCCGGCCAGGTGAACCAGCATGGACTGGTCCAGGTAGGCGTCCATGAACCACTTCGCCTTCGGACGGCCGAGGCGGCGCAGGTCGTAGGGGTTGCGAATCTGCGACATCACATCGCCCAGGTCCACCGGGAAGCGGGCTTGGTTGACGCGCAGTTGGTCGCTGCCGATCTTCAGGCCAGTGCCCTTGCCCTCGGCGTACTCGCTACCCATGATCGGGAAGGCGTTCGCCGGCTGCACGAAGTGGAAACGCACCTCGTCGCCCTTGTTGCGGCCCAGGTCCTGGGCCTGGACGATGGGAAGCTCCAGGCTCGACTGGCCCTTGGTCTTCTTCTCGGCGTCGCTGGTGCCGCTCGGCATCTTGCCGGTCAGACGGTTCAGGGTCGAGTTGCGGCCCTGGCAGAGCGCGAACAAGCCGGCGGCCTGTTGGATCATCGCGTTCGGATCACCGTAACGCATGGTGGTTTTGCTTGCGGTCATGGGGTAGCTCCCTTACATGTTCCGGTTCAGGAATGCCTCGACCTGATCGGGGCTCATGCCGCGCAGGGCGTCCGACATGGATGCCGGATCCATTGCGGCGATGGCCTCGAATCGGTTGCCAGCCGGAGGCTTGCCGCCCGGGATATCCGAGAGACTGGCCGGCGGTTCGGTCTTGGCTTTGTTGATGGCAGCCTGGGCCGCAGCCTTCGCGTCTTGCGCGTTCGGCTGCTGCTGCGACTGCTGAGCGTTTCCGGTGGCGGACTTGAACGAACCGAACAGTTCGATGACATCGGCCGCGGTGCCGTCTTCCAGCACCTTGGCGATGCTCGCGCGCTCATAGGACGGACGGGATGCCACCCAGTCCCCGAACTCCTTGCTCTCCGCAATGGAGTCGGCGTCCGGGTGGGCCTCGTAGATCGCATTCAGGTGGGCGCTCGCGGCGCTCTCGGCTTCCTTCTTCTGGATCGGTGCCAGCTTCTGGTCCACGAGTGCGCTCACGCGCGCTTCCACTTTCGCGTCGATCAGCTTCTGTATGCCTGCGGCCAGCGCTTCCTCGCTGAAGTCTCCGAAGATCGCCGGGTCAACCCCCTGATCCATGGCAGCCTGAGCCGCCGCCAGTTGGTTGTCCTGCGACGTCGGGGCCTCGCCTGCCGTGGCGCGCGCTGCTGCCTCATCCTGCAGGCGTTGTAGCTCTGCCTGCGCGGCCTGGGCTTGGGCCTTCCAGTGCTGTTCTCCCTGTCTCGCTTCCACCAGCTTCTCGTAGCCGATGGTGTGCTTGCCGTCCTTGGCCAGGATCACGGCGTTCTCGGCGTTTAGCTCTTTGGCGTCGGGCGTCTTGCCCTGTTGGTCGCCACCAGCCGAAGCGCCGGCGTCACCCGCGCCCTGCTGCGCGTCGGTGTTCTGTTCGGTGTTGTCTACCTGATCGGCGGCATCGGCGCTGGCCTCGCCAGCATCGCCGGCACCCGCGTCGGCTGCGACGTTGGGCTCGTCGCTGTCCAGCATGAAATTGCTGGTATCGCCCATTGCCAGTTCAATCATCCTGGCAGCCTGTTCAGGTGTCGGCCGTCCGCCGTCTATCTCTTGGAAAAGCTCGTCTTTTTTCATGCCTATCCCGCCACATATCGCCGTGGCCGCAAGGGTCATCAGCAATGCGGATTACTCCGCGTCTCGCCGGCGTTCGGAGACGCCTTGGCTTGGGCGGCAGTGTCGGAGACAGGTGCAGGAAGAACGAAACCCTACAGGGGGTGGCCCGGTAGGGTTTCAGGTTGGCGAGTTGTAGCGGAGGTGTGTCAGGGCTGCGGCAGGTTGTCAGCCGTACTCGGCGTCTCTATTCCGCGCTGGCCGGTCGGGGCTTCGGCCGGCACCGGCGGATATGTCGGGCTGGTGTTCCTGCGTACCGGAGCCTCCTCGGCCTCAGCTTCTGCTGCTGCCGGCCCCTGCCCTTGGATGTAGGGCGACTTGATGTTCATTGCCGCCGTCTGGTCGGCTACGGGGTAATTCGGGTCGTCACCAGCAGGGTTCGGGCGCTGGTATCCCGCGCTCTGCATCACGGCGTCGGCGATTGGCGCGATCATCGGCATCTGCGCAATCTGGGCGCCGGCCTGCATGGCACTGAATGCGGCCTGCACCCCGATCTGCACTGCCTTGGCGTTCAGCCCACTGATTTCACTATCCGCCTTGCGCTCCTTGATCTCCAGTTCGCGCAGCTTGATGTCGTTTCCGGCCTTGGCCAGGGCGTCCTGCACGGCCTGGTCGATCTGCTGCTGGATCTGCTCCGGGGTCTGCTGTTGATCAACGGCCCGGATGGCCTCCACCACGTCGCGCTTGAACGGCACGTCCATGAGGCTGACCAGGAACGGCAGGACAGCGGCCTGGTACTGCGGCGGCATGCTCTTGACGGCCTCGGACATCGCGTTGAGCTGCTGGCCGCGGTAGCTGTTGGTGCTGGGAACGTCCTCGAGGGCGACCTTGATCCGAGTGCGCAGCAGATCATTGGACAGGTAGGCGGCGCCGGTCTGCGGATCGCGCTGCGGCTCGTTGAGCACCACGACACGATCGGCGGTCACGGCATCGCCTTCGATAACAACCTCAGTGCGCTCCTGGCCGATGTCCTCGACGATCATTGCCAGCAGCAGTTCGCCCACCAGGGTCCGGCCGGCGCGGAAGTTGTCCATGATCCGGCCAATTGACTGGTTGCTCTGCTCGATCTGCTGCTGTTCCTGGATGCCGCTAGTGGCCGTGCCTTTGCGCCCTTGGAAACCGGCCGTGATGTTGCTTACGCGCTCGATGGTGGCGCGGTTGTCCTGGAGCATCTGGAAATGCTGGTCGGTCAGGGTGTAGTCGCGCTTTACCTCGAAGCGAGCGCCCCTGTTGCTTGCGAAGTGCTCAGCGTTCAGCACGATGTCGGCATCCGGACGTGCGATCTGCCGGCGTAGTTGGGCGTCGGTCATGTCCACCGCGCCCTTGGTACGCTCCACTCGAGTGACGCTCATGCCCCAGCGGAGCTTGGACATACCGCTATTCAGGCTGTCCTGGGCGTATTTCATGCCGCGCACGTACCCGTATGGAATTCCGGTGGCATCCTCTCGGAAACCGAAGAACGGCACGTAGGGGAAGTGGCGATGTGTGTATGGGCTTGGCCCATCGTGCAGGCAGTGCGGCCCGAGCCAATAGGAGCGGCGCACGCGGGATACCGTCACCTTCTTCGGTGAAATGCGGCCGGACGCCAGCGCGATGTTGTGCGCCAGGTTGTTCGGGTCGTACTCGACGACTCGGCCATCGGGCGATTTCAGGACGTGGACCTGCACCCAGCGGCGATACCAGAGTTCCACCAGGCAGATTTCCTTGCTGCTTGGGTTGTACCAGCGGTCCTCCTGCACGGTCCAGGCCCGCGCCTCGTTCCATGCGTTGTGCAGACCGGTGGATGTGCCACCTTCCATCATTCCGAGATCGGGCTGGCCCCACCAGGTGCTGCCGTACTTACCTACCATGCCGATCAGCTCGGCATGCTCCGGGAACACCAGGGCAATGCGATCAGGTGACAGCCAGCGCTGCCGGCGCAGGAAGCGGCAGGCCTCCCAGTCGTCGCCGCACTTCATGTCCCAGTGGATTTCGTCGCGGCGGATTGGCCGACAACGGTACGGGAACTTGAACGGGTCCGACTCGCGGCTGACCTCTACCCAGCCGATACCACACGCGATCTGCGGCCGGAACGCTTCGGAGCATGCGCGGTCGGCACCAGACTGGCGCTCTGCCGTGTTCAGCCGGTAGTTCAGGGCGTCGGCCACGTCCTGGCCACCCACGTCGCCGTTCGGCGTCACGCGCCAGTCGGTGCGAGTGACGGCCTCGTAGCCTTGCAGGGACAGCAGGGCCGGGCCAATCAGGTCTTCCACCGCTGGCGGGATGCCCAGCGCCTGCTGGCGACGCAGCAGGTCGGTGTCGAGCTGGTTCCCGTCCGCGTAATCCATTTCCTTGTCGGCGACGGCGCGCCACGCGGGCTGGTCCTCGATTTCGTAGTTGATGTCGGCGTACTCGTCCACGGTCAGCGGCGTGTCGCCGGCCGGTGGCAGGCCATTCATGTACTGGCGGTCATTCTCAGTGATCTGCATGTCGTGTCCTCACAGTCGCCAGTCAGGCGCTTCCGCTTCCTCGTAGGTGCGTTCCATTTCGTTGGGCATGATTTCCACGGCCTGGCCGACGTAGCGGAACATGTCGGAGCCGTGGCTGTATTCGTCGTGCAGGGGAGCCATGGCCTCTCCGGTATGCTGGTGCAGGGCGCGGCGGTAGCGCTTCAGGCACTCCACCAGACGCCCGGTCTTGTCCTTGTCGAAGTAGCAGCGCGGGAACAGCATGCGGACGGCCTTGATGCCTTCCTCCACGCTGGTGGCGGCCAGGACGTGGACCTTGCGGCCCATCGCCTGTAGCTGTTCCTCGGTGCTCTTGCCGGTCTGGTAGTTGCGGGTACGACCGTCGTGCGGCAGGTAGTCGATGCCCCAGCGATACGGGCGTTTCTCGATCTGCGCCACGTACCAATCCAGCGTGCGATGGCTGTCCTCGATATAGTCGATGATTCGCACGTCCATCGGCCCGCGCTGGACAAAGCCGATGGTCATGGCGTCGTTCCAGCCCAAGTCCCATACCGTGTGGACGGGTAGCAGAGGGTCGTATGGAACCGGGCGAACGCGCCCGCTTTCCATCAGGTCCAGGATTTCATGGCGGTAGATGGCACCCTCGGCCACGGTGCGCGGCTTGCCTTCCCAGATGTGCTCGTAGTCCTCCTGCGACATGGAGCGCTTGGCGCGCAGGCGCTCCTGGTTGAGGACATCAGGGAACCACGGGTTGTCGCGCCAGTTGATCTCGCAGAGCCACACGTCGTCATCCGGCGCGGCGCAGAACCGCACGTAGGTATCGTCGGTGTCCATCGCTGGGTTGAGCGTCAGCCATATCTCCGATCCGTCCTTGCGGATGGTCGGGATCAGCACGTCCCAGGACTTCTTGCACACGCCCTGGGCTTCTTCCACCCATACGATGTCCACGCCCTCAAAGGACTTGATGGAATCGACGGTGTGCCCTTGCAGGCCGGAGAACAGGAACAGCGTGCCGTTGCGTCCACGAATCTCGGTGTCCAGCACCTCGTAGAACTCGGTCAGGCCGAGCTTGACGATGTAGTCGCGCAGGAGCCGGTGAACCGAGTCGCGCATAGACTTCTGGATTTCCCGCGCGCAGAGGATGCGTAGGGGGTTGCGCGCGCCCATGTCGAGCAGCACCTGGGCCACGCCATGGGACTTACCGCCGCCGCGCCCACCACGCATGACCTTGTACCGGCGCGCCTCGTACAGTGGCGCCAGTTTGAAGGGGAGCGTGATGTTCAGGTTGAGAGGCGCAGCGACGAAGGTGGTCACTCGTCGTCACCTCGAGGCTTGGGCTGCACGAAGGTGACTGTGCTCTTGACCTCTATGGCGCCACCATTCGCGCCAGTGTGCTCGTTGGTGATGCGGTCGCCATACTTCTTGGGCGCCATCTTCGACGCCAACCACTTTCGAGCATCTACGCGCAGCTTCGACCTGGAGATATGGTCGTAGTCGACATGCGTGCGGCCTTCATCGTCCGTGTAGGTGTCGTTCGAGCCGTCGTCGGCGATCTGCAGGATCTCTTCAGCGAGTGTGTCGGCCTGTGCCTCGCGCGCACGCGCGTACTGCTCTCGCAAATCCGCATGCTGCTCGTCGGCCAGCCATCGGAGAAACGTGGACATCGCTGGCATGCCCGGTAACTGGCATACCTTCCGCAGGCTCATGCCCTCGGCAAGCGCGGTACAGACAGCCAGGCCGACAGTGGGCGTATACCTGCTCGGGCGACCCGGTGGCCGTTTCGCTGCGGTCTTGGCTGGGGGACGTGCGGAAGCCCCAGTAGCGCGCTTCTTCGCTACCGGGGCCTTCTTCGGTTTGGTACTGGGCTTCTGAGTCATGACCCGGAATTGTCCGGGCCAGAGGGGATGGGTCGAACCTTACAGGGGGATCAGGCGATGTGGTCCATCGACAGGGAAAGCTGGGCTTCGTCGCCATCGGTCCTGTCTGCGCGTAATGCTGCCACTTCCCTTTCCAGCTTCCGTATCTTGATCGCCAGTTCCGCAGCCAGTATCTGGTTCGAATGCCCGATATCGATCGCTGCGAACTGCTGAGCAGCACCCGCCAACAGTTCGCCGAGCATCCGCTTCTCCGCTGGCGTAAGCGTAATGACGTGATCATCGCTGATCTCGACCTTCGCCCAGCCACCGGGGATCTGCGTAATGGTGATAGGCCTGGGCGGATCGAACTGCGGTGCCGGTACGAACACTCCGCGCTCGACGCGCAGCACCAGCAAGTCGTCCACCAGGACGGACAGGCGGTCATCGACAACGCCGGGCTTCAACCCCGTGAGTTCGACCAGGGTCTGGCGAGTAACGATCTGCTGCTGGCTGTGCAGTTCCCGAACGGCGTCGAGCACAGCTTGAGTCGAAGACTTCTTCGCCATCAGAACTCCTCCACTGCCCAACCGCCACCAGCCTTTTTGGGCTTCGGCGACACCGCGATAATACGGAGCGGATACTGGTCGGCGGCGACCTTGGTCTTCACCCGGGCATCGTCGGTCCAGTACCCCTTCACCTCGTGCAGTTCCAACTCACCGCCGGTGAGCATCACAGCGAAGTCAGGGGTGTAGAAGGTGTTATCGGCCAGGCGCAGCTTAATGCCCTCGAACCGATACCAAGCGACCTCCCCTGCGAGCTTTCGGTAGGCCAGGTGCTGGTCGTAGGCCTGCTCGGTCTTGTTCATCTGGCCGGTTTTCAGCCGGCCAAGCGCTTGGAATCGATGCTGGCTCACGCTGCCGCCCCCTTGATCGTCATGACTCTCTTCTCAAAGAGGCGGCGCCAGGTCCGGACCAAAGCCCTACGCATGTACCACTCGACCTCCTCGGCACTCAGGTCGTGCTTCCTCCGACCATCCAGGGCATCATGGCACGCACTGCATGCGAAGCAACCACTCAGGTCGTCCGCTTTCGTGCCCATGCCCTTGCTCTCGTCCGGCAGGTGCGCGAACACCGTCGTGTCGGTCCTGTAGTTGCAGATGCCGGCGATTCGTACCGTGCACTCCTCGTCTCGCGCGGCGTCCCGAACAGCTTTCGACGCGATCTTCGCCATCACACCACCTCCTCGGGCATCATGTTGATCATGTCGCCGATCTGCTCTTCGCTCATGCCTGTCCAGTAGTGCTCGATCAGGTGCTGGCAGATGCCCCTCCAGAACTCCAGGAACCGCTCCTCGGGCATTTCGTCGAACGCCAACGACTCCGGCACCAGGCGCGACACGCGCCCCAGCCCGCCCAGGTCGAAATACTCCGAGCTACAGCAAACCCCTGCGTCTCCCTGTAGCTTTTTGATCACCGAGTGCGCATCCATCCCCTGGAACCCATCCACATTGCGCGCGACTAACTGGCCCATGCGGTGGACCAGGCGGTGCTTGCGAACGTCCCGCGGCTGCTTCAGCTCCGCGCGCACTTTTGCGCCAGCCTTATACCCGCGCTCCTTCAGCAGGAACTTGTCGATGCCGCTGTCGGCGACCAACGCCAGGCGAACCTCGCCGGTGTCCGGGTCGACCATGCGCTTGAACTCCAGGTAGATCGGCCGCCCGGCGCGCTTCCTCTTCGCCGCCGCGCTCTTGGCCGGCGCCTGGGTTGATAGTGCTTCAGCCATGTTGAACCTCCTGGCTCTGTAGCTGATCGATGGTTTGAAGAACCGCGGCGCGCCGACGGTCCATGTCTTCGCGCTCGTGGCGCAGGTGGCGATCACGCAGCCGGGCCTTCGCCTTTTCCCTGCGGACCAAGCGCTTCTTGATGCCTTCAAGCCGCCGACGGATGTCGTCTGGCACATCCCCCCCACCAGCAACCTCCCTCGCAAGGGCTTCGCGGGTCAGTGGGTCATTCGTCAGTGCCAGCAGCCGGTCGGAGGGTCCAGTCAGCAGCCCGGCGATTGCGCTGCCGGCCGGCGTAACCGGCTCGAGTACGTGCTGTTCGAGCAGCAACTGCGCTGCCGGCGCCGGCAGACGCCCCAGGCGTTCCGCTTCCTCGATCGCAGCAGCTCGGCGGCCCGCATCGCTGCCCAACGACAGCGACCACCTGGCGGGCAGCGCCTGCTGCCTGGCACGAGTGAGTAGGCGCTCGTAGGCGGCAATGAACGCCATGCGCGCGCCCACCCGGTCACCACGCCCCTTCATGAGCGGTGCGGCTACCACAGCCGCCTGCTGGATTTCCGGCGTCATAAGCACCGTTTCAGCCTCGTCGAAGCTCTGTAGGGCGATCGCCCAGGCCTCGTTCGGCTCGGGCCGACCGTCGGCGGACTCGACATGCCGGAGTACAGCGGCAACCGTGAATCGTCCGCCCTCCCGGCGAACGGCCTGCAACGCGGCGGTCAGCACTGGCTCTTCGTAGGCAGCCAGGTCTTGAACCATGAGTTGGGCAGCGGCCGGCGTGAGTTGCTGACCCATTGCCTCGGCGGTGCCGAAAAGGGAAAGCAGCAGTTCGTCTTGTTGCTCAGGCGTCAGCATGGGCAGCCCTCCTCGCTCTCTGCTCGGCCAGGGCCTGCTCAGCGGCGGACAAGTTCGATGCGGTGTTCTCCTGCTGGCGTGCCTGCGTTCCGGTGGTCGGGCGATTGGTCAACCACATCGTGTGGTAGCCCTCAGCGTTCGCCAGCAACAGGCCGAGGGGATGGTGCTGAGCAATCAGTCGAGCATCGTGGATGCACTTGACGTAGAACGCGGCCACCTTTGGCGCGTCGGCCTGGCCCACACGATCGATCAGCTTCGAAAGCTTGCCGGCAACCGATGCGTTCCAAACCGGCCAAGCGGTGTATCGAGTGCGATAGGCCATGGCGTAGTTGGCCCATGTGCGGTACGCCTTGCAGTTCGGGTCTTTCGGGCCTGGCATGTCGGCCGGTATCTGGCAGCGCGGCCCGGGCTCTTGCTCGGCGCCGACGAATTCCCCGCCCGGGGCCGGCGCAGCCTCCCCGGCAGAAATCTCAGGGGTAATCTCTGAAGTAATCTCTGAAGTAGTCTCTGTAAGAACTGCGGGTTTTCCGCGACCTTGCTCGCGGCTTTTCCGCGTACTGGCTTGCGGCTTTTCCGCAGACTTGCCTGAAGGATTTCCGCATCCTTGTTTGCGGGTTTTCTGCAAACTGGATTGCAGGTTTTCCGCATTCAAGTTTGCAGCTATCGCGTCCATGTTCACTCGGTAGTAGAGCCGGCAAGGAACACCCTTCTTCATCTCCTCAAGGACTCCGCACTTCACCAGTTTCTTGCGTGCACCCTCCTGCTCGGATCTGGTCATGCCCGTCTCGGCTTCCCACTCGTCCATGGTCTTGTAGAACCAGCCGTCCGCATCTTCGGTGCGGCAGGTCCAATACACCGCCTGCGAGAGCATCAAGGCACCAGTGATGCCGGCGCCCAACGATACGAACGCACGCTGGAATGCAATCGGACGGTCAAGCATGTCCGCGAGATTCATACCTGGACCAACCTTCGATCACTGACAAGCGCCATGGTTAAATCGCTTGTAGTGACGGGACTGGGCGCTGACGCAAGCAGGCCCAATCGACATCCGGTCGCATCTCTTCACAGGTGACCAGCCCGCCAGTTGCTCGCTCAATAGATGGACAGTGTTCCGCAGGAACCTGCCGCACACCATTGGCCCATTGCGACACAAGGACTGGTGAAACATCGATTTCGCGAGCGAGCCAGGAGCCAGCTCCGCGACGCTGGTCAAGGTAAGGTTTCAGCTTCATTTTTCAGCTTCCGTAGACAGACGCCAGCCAAATATAGCGTAACGCTAGATTAATTCCCATAGCGTAACGCACATATACACAATTAGCGTTTTGCTATGGAATCGACAACATGAAAGACATTGATGAAATTCGTCGAGCAAACATGCGCCTACTCGAGCAGGAGTTCGGGGGGCTGGCGGCTGTCTCTGATCGAATTGGGATGTCTCCATCGCAGTTCGGCAACCTCCGCGATGGAGTCAAGGACTCCAAAACGGGGGTGCGGCGAGGCATGCGGAAGACTACCGCTCGTCGGATTGAAGAGGCTACTGGTAAACCAGCCGGCTGGCTGGATACCGACCACAGTCAGGGGGGACAGGATGAGGTCAGAGAACGACCCACGCCTCCTCTCCTTCGAGCCTACGAACAAGCATCTGCTTCCGATAGAGCAATAGTAGATCTACTGCTAGGAATCGTTACCCAACCTGCCTGGCTGGACACAGCCGCTCTGATGGCGCTGCGCTCACTCAGATGTGCTGCGGAGGAAGCCGTCGTCAAAAGCTCAACCGAGGCGACCAATGCTAAAGCTCGTCTGGTCGGACGGTAACCCCGTCAAGAGCGACTAGCTGCCCCTTCCCTCTCAAACCATCCTTGCCAACCTGAAGCCCGGCCTAGAGCCGGGCTTTTTCGTCTCTCACTACCACTAACCCCACTGCCCATACGGCACAGACCTGGATGCTGGACTCGGCGTTTCGCGTTTCGCGAAAAAATCTAGCGTTTCGCTATTTACATGCGAATAGCGTTACGCTAGTTTTGCTCATGCCAACTCACCGCAAGACCAGAGTTGGCCGACCGCTCTTTAACAACCAGATGGACGCCGAGCTGGCCGATGCATAGCCAGCGGACCTATCGCGCAACGGTAGGCGGCAGCGGACAACATTCCGTGCCGGGCACAGGCCACTCAAGCGAGATTGAGGTCAGTAACGATGGATAGCCGACCGAGGCACGCTTCCCGGGCAATCGTGAAAACCTCGCGGGTAAGCGACCGCAGCCTGTGCAAGAGGAAGAGAGATACCGGCTCGCATTGCGCGGGCCGGATGCTCTCCAGATGGCTCAACGCTGAGCCATGCGGAAAGCATCAATTCGTACGACGACCGGTTCCGTAAGAGCCAGAAACAGTGTAGTGGCGAACACTGTCTAGCTTGGACACGAGGTGTATTTTCTGGATTCGAAGTTGCTCCCCCAGAAGACGAAGTTGGCGTTCGATACTGCCTGCTTGCCTTGACGATGCTTCGGGAAGGGCTGCCTCAAGCTCTTCGATTTGCTTTTCAAGCCTAGCGACCTTCTCTTTCGTTGAAAGCGCGCGGCTCCTTTTCTTCTGAGCCTCCTTTTTACCGTTCACTTTCGGCGTCCCGTGCCAGGGCCGCCACCATGAAAGACTTTCGTTTCAGCATAGAGGGTATCGCCCTTGCCAGGCTTGTAGCGAGTCTTGCGCTCGTTTCGACATCCCTCGCACATCACGGGAGGATTAACCCACTCGGCCCGATAACGGAACTTTGTGGTCTTGCAGAACCGACAGTTCTTCACGATCCAGCCCGTTTTCTGAGGCTTTTCCGGCGTCGGTTCAAACGGTGTAGGGATGGCTGGCGGATTCGCCTCCTCCATCGCCTTCTTCAGTTGCATCAGAACTGCAAGATTTTTCGCATCCATGACCAGAGTCCCGAAATATCGACGCCCCAGAGATTATCAGGGGCGAAAAGCCACCACTAACACTAATACATGAGTTATCCGTAGAACCAACCCGCCTGAGTCCTGAAGTCGCCCAGTGCAGGCTCTAGTAATATGCTAGACGCTGCGTCAAGCTCATCCCCCAACAGTTTCAACATTTGAACATTCTGCAACTCGAAAAACGCCTCTCCGTCTAAAATTATGGTTCTGGCTTTTTCCAAATTTGTATCTAGTTGCTGTGACCAACGTGAGAACTCCGTCAGTTTCCTAAGGCTTAGCTGTTCAACTCCATTAATATCGATTTTCTGTATCTCTTCAGCTGGGTTTAGGATCTCTTGTCTTAGTACTTGGTGAAGATCGCTCATCCAGAACCTAAGCCCAGCGATCTGGCCGGCCACTACCAGCTTCTTGGGCCACCCTTTTGCCAGCCATGCCTCAAATTGTTGAACCTTTCCATCGACGCTTTCTTTCGCCTCATGGACGTACAAGCGCTCTGCCTCTTCTCGAGTCATGGGAATGCGCCTTCCCAGAGCAGAGTTATTGATCTTGCTTCGGTTAACAAGAACACGAACGAGATTTGGATGACACTTATTCAGGAGTATCTTCAACTTGGATATACGTTCAGCCGCAAGCTTTAGTTCATCCAACTCTCCCCACAACTCCTGAACGCGAGACTTAACAATATGAAACTGTTCTAAATTCCGTTGATAGGCCTGCTTCTTTCTATACTGATTCGTCTTCTCGGTGAATATTGCTCCTAAGTGTTTTTTCCCACAGACATTTCCTATGTTCGTTTCCAGGCCATCTGTGGTGCTGATCAAATATCCGCGCCGATGCGGAGTACGGCAGTTCCGAATCCCACACTTCACAGACTTGGTATCCGGAAATATGTACGCACCAAGAATCTCTAAAAGCTCTCTGCCGGATTTTTCACCAAAATCCAAAACCTCTCGATAGTCAGGCCTATCAACAAAATCTTCCGGAGATTTGATTTCTAAAGACATCAGCACACATCCCTTCGACTAGTAGGCTGGCATTCTGCCTCTAGCCTACCGCAACAAAACCTCAATCACAGCCCCTACCCCGGAGACACCCGATGAAGCGAAACGCCAACCCGGCGGCGACCGTTGCTGCCTGGAATTCCGCATACCCCGCCGGCACCGAGGTCAACTACCGGTCTCATCGCCACGCCACGCCGAAGCGCACCCGTACCACTACTGAAGCCCAAGTCCTCGGCGGCCACACCGCTGTCGTCTGGCTCGCCGGCGTGTCTGGTTGCGTTGCCCTTTCCCACTGCGAGCCGGCCTGAGCCCGCGCGCCCAGCATCCTGAACGGAGGCACACATGCTGATCCTCACTCGCCGAGTCGGCGAAACCCTGCACATTGGCGACGACATCACCGTGACCGTCGTCGAGAACAGAGGCGGCCAGATCCGCCTCGGAATCGTTGCTCCGGAAGCGATGGCCATTCATCGCGCCGAGATCTACGCCCGGGTTGGCGCCGTCCGGCCCGCCTCACCCAAAGACCTGGTTGAAGAGTGGAATCGCACGCACCCGGCCCAGGTGGCCGTTGAGTACCGTCCGCTCCGCGACTCCATCCCCATCCGCACCAGAACGCTCACTCAAGCCAAAGTTTCCGCCTCCGGCATGGCGGTGATCTGGCTAGAAGGTCAGGCCACGCCGGTGCTGCTGCGCAACTGCGTAGCGATCTCCTGACTTCGGCGCCTGGCCCATTGCCGGACGTTTAACCCACGGCGAGTGCTCGCCGGTCCAACGGCGCGCACAACGGAGACTTCACCATGAACATCAGCGTTATGAACTTCACGGCCTACAAGATCAATGTCGATTCTTCCAGCCGCACAACGATTGGAGTCTCTGCATTCGATGCGGACGGCGCCTCGGTGATGGAGAACTTCGACATCGAGCAGATCGTTAACCACTTTGGCGCAGAGGCCCTCCTTGATGAGATCGGGGAGCAGGTTGCACGCCGCCACTTCAGCATTGAGGGATGAGAGATGGCCGCCACTTACGGACGCAGCCCGGCTGAGATTGCTGAGGACATGGTACTGACCATGGCCACCACAGTCTTCAACATCAGCCGCGAGTTTGCAGCGCGTTATAGCGAGCAGCGCTTTGAACTCGAATCAGCCAAGCCCCTTCGTGAGCAGGCAGAGACGCTGCTTGAGGGGTGGGAAGGTACGAACGCGAATATCGCCGCCGCGATGCAGATGTGGCCGATCTGGTGCTACGCAACCCGCGCGCATCGGTTCAACACCTAATCCGATTCCCTGGCTTAGCCAGGGCGCAGCGTTCCCCCTCTTCGCCCGGCTCCGGCCGGGCTTTTTTCAACCTCCATTCGAGAGCACCCACCACGGCGCCCCACCGGGCGCGACTGCCGTGCGCCTGGGTGCTGCCGAATGCAGGTGAACCACGGAGAGCATCCCGATGTGGACATACCGCGAGCGCCGCAACCGCGCGGCTTTCAGCAACGCCCAGCACGCCTGGGACTTCGCCAGAGACCCGCTCTGGGACCAGCCGGACCCGGAGCCCGACGACGAAGAGCAGGAGGATGACGATGGCCTGGGCGAATGAACGCGCCGAGGGCGTGATCGAGGAAGCGATCGTCGCAATGCGTCGGTCGGTGATCCCGCGCCACGACCAGTTGGTATGGCGCGGCCAGATCGAGATGGCCTACACCCTCGACGCCATCGGCACTCGGCAATACGACGACATGCGCCGCCGGCTCGACGCCGCGGCGGACGCCCGCTGGGCAGAACTCAGGAGCACTCGGGTATGAATCCAATCACCCGTTTTCAAGTCCGGGCCGGCCGAGACGCAGCTAGCCGCTGTGAGTTCGTTCGGGAAACGAAGGCCTACTACGTTCGAGCCGACGGCACGCGCATCGCGAAGCGCGCTGACTGGTACAGGTTCTACGCCACCGAACAGGAAGCGCAGTCTGCAATCGAGCGCGACAACCGCAAGCGGGCGGAACGCGCAGCACGGCGGCGCGTTGAAAGCTACGGCCCCGAATTACTCATCGCCCTGGAGCAGGCGTACTGCGCGCTGGTCGGCTATCTGCCGCAGCATCGCAACGCGATCACAACTGCGGCGATCGAGGCGGCCCGAAGCGCAATCGACAAAGCCAAGGGAGGGGCCTCCGCATGAAGCCAAATGCGACTGGCGCCCGCCGGGCGCTCACCGAAGTTGCGTCGGCCATCGGCGTGCTGGCCCTGGTGGCTCCGTTTTACGGCTGGCTGATCTACAGGATGCTCCCGACATGAACGCGAAACGCAAAGCCATCTGGGTGGGCGGCCTGATTGGCGGCCTCCTCTTCCTGCTCATTCTCGCCCTAGGCCCGATCTGGGGCGGACTGATTACCGCGGAACAACCAGCCACGGCGCCGGCAGCCGTCAAGCGAGCAACACCATGACAAACATGAATAGCAACATGGCTATCTGGGACCAGGTGAAAGAGACGGACACCAGGTACACAAGGCAGGCGAAGCTCAACGGTCAGGACATGACGTCCATCAACGGCTTGTATATCGTCCGTCGTGCGACTGAGCTATTCGGCCCCGTCGGCAAGGGCTGGGGCTGGAAAGTCTTGGTAGAGCGCTTCGATGAAGGCGCACCGCACCTCGATAAGAACGGTGCGGTCATCTGCCACGACAAGACCCACACCCTGTACATCGAACTCTGGTATCGCCACGACGGGACGATCAATCACGCCCGCCAATACGGGCACACCCCCTACGTCTACAAGACCGAGTGGGGCTTCAAGACTGACCACGACTACGGCAAGAAGTCACTCACCGACGCCATCAAGAAGTGTCTGTCACTCCTCGGGTTCAGCGCCGACATTCACATGGGCATGTTCGACGACACGACCTATGTCGAAGGCCTGAAGCTGAAAGAGCGCCTGGCCGATGCCGGCGATCCCGAGACAGCCCTGGACGAAGCCAAGGACGAATTCAAGACCTGGCTTCGCGCACAACTCGACGCGATCGCCGCGGCACCGAACTCCCGCGCCCTGGAGTTAATGCGTAAGCAAGTCGCCGAGAAGGCCCGCGCCAAAGCGCCAGTCGTCAACTTCAACCCCTCAGAGATTGAGCTGCGCGTGAATGAAGCCGCCGATGAGCGCCTGCGCCAGCTTTCCCCCGCTCCTACCAGCCCCGAGGAATGACACCATGACCATCCTGAAAAATGTTGACCTGGAAAACGGTACCGTCGAGGTCGCCGAGTACAACGCAACCAACGCCGCCCTGGCAAAACTTCGCGAGAAGTACGCGACGCTGCCGGACGCCAATACCGCCGATGGCTACGAGTTCATCAAGGCCGGTATCAAGGAATTGACCACACTGCGCACCAGCCTGGAAGCCGCTCGCAAGCGTGAAAAGGCGCCTTACATCGAGGCAGGCCAGATCATCGACGCCGAGGCGAAGCGGATCACCGCCGCACTGGTGACGTTGGAAGATCCGATGAAGGCCGCCAAGAAGGAGGTCGACGATCGCGTCGAACGCGAGCGCCAGGAACGGATCGCACGCCTGCTGTCGAAGGTCGACGCCATCAAAGGGATGCCGGCCCAGGTACGCGGCAAGACCAGCGACGAGATTGCCGCGATGATCGACCGCTGTGGCGAAATCGACACAGCACACGACTTCTACGACTTGACGAAGGAAGCCCAAGCCGCACAGCAGACGGCCATGGACGAACTGACCCAAATGCTGACCGACCGCCTGGCCTTCGAGCAAGCGGAGCACCAGCGGCAGGAGTTGGAAGCCCAGCAAGCCGAAATGCGCCGCCGCATGGAGGAGCAAGACGCGGAAATGCGCCGCCAACAGGAGGAAATGCAACGCCAACGCGAAGAACTGGCACGCCAGCAGCGAGAGCTTGCCGCGGCGCGCCAGCAACTCGCCGAGCAGGAGACACCCGCCGCTGTCGATCCGGAGGCGCCGAGGGTCGAGGCTGCACCAGCACCCGCCCAGATCAAGCCAGCCAGCAAGGCAGCAGAGCCCAGCGCTACCCAGTGGCGCGCCCGCGTCGTTGATAAAACCGCGCTCATCGCCGCCATCGCCGAAGGCCTGGCCACCGAGGACTTGCTCGTCGTCGACCAGCCGGCCCTGGACAACCTGGCCAACAGCAAGGGCCAAACGCTGAATCTGCCGGGCGTGATCGTCGAAAAGGCCCCCCGCGAAAGCGGCCTGACTAGCCACCTCGCGCCGGCCACGCCGGCACAGTTCAAGGAAACGAGAATGACCAGTATCGACTGGAGCATCGCGCCTCATTGGGCGCAGGCAGTGGTCACTACCGAGCACGGCAACGATATGTACTGGGTTGAAGGATGGGGCTGCCGGATCAGCAAACGCCAGCGCGTGGGCAACCTGCGGCCAGACTTCAACACCTGCGACATGACCAAACTGGACCACGCATGGCGACTGGTGGAACGTCGTCCTGTGGCTGATGAGGCAAAGGAGCCTGTCATACAGTGGAACGGCCAAGACGGCCTGCCGCCGGTCGGCGTGGAATGCGAATACAGGCACATGATCTGGCCGGAGTATCGGCGCTGTGAAATTCGGTACATCAGCGACGAGTCGTTAGTTGCGTACGACAACGGCCAAGAACAGTACTACCGCACGCGCGACATGCTGTTCCGCCCGCTCCCCACCCCCGAGCAGATCGCCGCCCAGGCTGTCGATGCCATGCTCAGCGACTACCAGTACAAGGTTGGCTCCTGTACGTTCATGCTCACGCGCGAACAGGCTGAACGGTTGTACGCCATCGGCTACCGCAAGCACCCCTCCTCCTAATCCCCCCCGACCCCTCCGAACCGCCTGCGCCGGCGCCCGCCGCCGGTGCGGCATCCGGGTGCGCGTTCATCGAGCGCGCAGCCTGATGCCCAACCACTGAGGACAGACCATGCTCACCAACATTTTCGACTTCGAAACGACGGGTATTCCCGAGTGGAAGTTGCCCAGTGAAGACCCGTGCCAGCCCCACATCGTGGAAGTTGCCGCTCTACTCTGCGATGCCGCCGGCAACACCATCGATCGCTTTGAGGCGATCGTGCGACCCAACGGCTGGGAAATCACCCCCGAAATGACAGCGATCCACGGCATCAGCCACGAACAGGCGATGGATGTTGGCATCAGCGAGGCCGAGGCTCTGGAGGGCTTTCTTGCGATCAACGGCCGCGCAGCCCGCCGCGCGGCGCACAACATCAGCTTCGACGACCGTATCACTCGCATCGCGCTGATGCGCTACCAGGACGATGCTGCGGCCAACGCCTTCAAGGAATCGGGTGAGAAGTTCTGCACCTGCTATCGCTCCCGCGCACAGGTCGCGCTTCCCCGCAACAAGCTGCCGACCTTGGCCGAGGCATACAAGCACTTCACCGGGGAAGACCTGGTGGAGGCTCACCGCGCGATGCCGGACGCCCAAGCCTGCGCCCGCATCTACTTCGCTTTGCAGGGAGTCGATGTGGCGCCGGCCAGTTCGGTGCCGCCGGCTGAGGCGGAGGCCTGAGCCATGGCACGCGGAGTGAACAAGGTAATCCTGGTCGGCCATCTGGGCCAGGATCCAGACGCAAGATCTACCCCGGGCGGAAAGGCGGTCACCTCCCTCAGTCTGGCCACTAGCGAAAGCTGGAAAGACAAGCAGACCGGCCAGCAGCAGGAGCGCACCGAGTGGCACCGGGTCGTGCTCTTTGGCCGGCTGGCCGAAATCGCAGCGCAATACCTGCGAAAGGGCTCCCAGGTCTACATCGAAGGCAGCCTACGCACCCGCAAGTGGCAGGGCCAGGACGGCCAGGACCACTACAGCACCGAGGTAGTGGTCGACATCAACGGCAACATGCAACTGCTCGGCGGCAAGCCTGAGCAGGCAGGCCAGGCGCGTGGCCCTGGCCGCGAGCCGCCACCGCGGCCGACCACTCACCACCAGCCGCAACCGGCGACCGACTACGACAGCTACGACGACGACATCCCCTTCGACAACCCCTACCGCAGGCTCTGGCGCATCGTCTGAGCGCCGGGCCGCCCGGAGACAGCCCCATGTGGTTCCGCAACCTACTGATCTACCGCCTCACCCAACCCATCGACACAACGGCCAGCGCTCTGGAAAGTGCCCTGGCGAGCAAGCCGGCACGCCCCTGTGCCTCCCAGGAGTTGACCACCTACGGCTTCGCTCCGCCGGTCGGCAAGGGTGACGCACCGCTGGTACGCGAGGCGAACGGATTCTGGCTGATCTGCTGCCGCAAGGAGGAGAAGATCCTGCCTGGCAGCGTGGTCAACGACGCGCTGAAGGAGAAGGTCGAAGAGATCGAGGAAACCCAGCAGCGCAAGGTCTACAAGAAAGAGCGCGACCAGTTGAAGGACGAGATCGTCCAGACCCTCCTACCGCGCGCGTTCAGCCGCCGCAAGCGCACCTTCGCCGCAATCATGCCGGCGGAAGGCCTGGTGATCGTAGACACCGCCACGCCGAAGGCCGCCGAGGATCTACTGTCGACCTTACGCGAGGCCTTGGGCTCTCTCCCCGTCCGACCGATGGCAACCAAGGTTTCGCCGACGGCCACCATGACCGAGTGGCTGCGAAGCCAAGAAACCAATGCGGGTGGCGACTTCTGGCTGTGCGACGGCGCCCTGCTCCGCGACACCGACGAGCAAGGCAGCATCACCGCCAAGCACCAAGACCTGACGAGCGACGTGATCCGCCAGCACCTCGACTCAGGTAAGAGCGTCACCAAGCTCGCTCTCGCCTGGAAGAAAGACCTCTACTTCGTGCTCGACGAGGGTCTGGTGATCCGCAGCCTCCGCTTCGACGACCTGCTGCAGGAGCGGGCTCTGGACGACGCCGGCAGGGACTCCGACGAGTTCGCCCAGGCCGATGCCAGCTTCGTCCTGATGATGCTCACCTTCCGCGAGTTCATACCGCAACTGGTGGAGGCCTTGGGCGGCGAAGAGTTCCCGCAGGGAATCGACGGTGCGTACGATGAGCCCGAGCCAGCGCCTGGCGCCGGCATCGACGTAACCAAGGCGCTAGGGATGCGCGACGGTATCACCGCGACCCTCCATATCCCCCAGGCCAACGGGCCCGGTGACGACCCGCTGCTGAAGGAAGCCATTCGCTTCGTCCGCGAGACGCGCCGCGCTTCGATCTCCGCCATCCAGCACAAACTCAAGATCGGTTACAACCGCGCGGCCCGTCTGGTCGAGGAAATGGAATTGCTGAATATCGTCGGGTCGATGAAGGGAGACGGATCTCGCGAGGTTCTGTCGTGAAGTCGGCCCCCTCGACGATGCAGAACGAAACGCTCGGGCACATCCGAGCGTTCTGGGCGGAGAAAGGCTACGCACCCACCGTCGCAGAACTGGCAGCCAAGGCCGGCGTCCGCCAGTTCGCCATCCAGCAGCGCCTGACCGCCCTCGAGAACAAGGGCTACATCCAGCGTGACCCGAAAGTGGCGCGCAGTATCCGCCCGCTCTAACGCCACCCGCCGAGCGCCCCACCCGGGGCGCTATCTCTTCCAGCACGCACCGGACGCCGCCCTGTGGGCGATTCAACCATGCCTCGTGGGCCGCCCTGTCAGGCAGGGCGGCGTCCGGTGCGTGCCGTTCCTCAAGGAAACAGCATGACCGCCTATGAAGACTTCTTGCGAGCGAAGGTCCGCCTCGCCGAGCCGAAAGGCTTCGAAGTGGAGCCCTCGGCCTTCAACCCCCTGCTCAAGCCGCACCAGCGCGCCATCGCTACCTGGCTGGTGCGCCAAGGCCGCGCGGCCTGTTTCGCGGCCTTCGGCCTGGGCAAGTCGGTAATGCAGCTTGAGGTGGTGCGCGTCACCCGCGACCTAGCCGGCGGCTACGCTCTCATCACCATTCCGTTGGGTGTGCGCCAGGAGTTCTACCGCGACGCCGCGATGCTCGGCATCACCGTCCGGTTCATCCGCAGTTTCGACGAGGTAGACGACCCCGCCACCATCTACCTGACCAATTACGAGACCGTCCGCGACGGCAAGCTCGACCCTCGCCGGTTCAGCGTGGCAAGCCTGGACGAAGCCAGTTGCCTTCGCGGCTTCGGCGGCAGCAAGACGTTCCGCGAGTTCATGGCTCTGTTCGCTGGTGACGATCGCGCCGCCGGCATCCGCGGCGATGGCGTCCGGTACCGGTACGTGGCCACTGCCACGCCAAGCCCGAACGAATACATCGAGCTACTGGCTTACTCGGCCTTCCTCGGCGTGATGGATGTCGGCCAGGCCAAGACCAGGTTCTTCAAACGCAACTCTGAGAAGGCCGACCAACTCACCATCCATGCCCACAAAGAGGGCGAGTTCTGGATGTGGGTGGCGTCCTGGGCGATCTTCGTTCAGCGCCCCAGCGACCTCGGGTTCAGCGACGAAGGCTACGCGCTACCGGAACTGGACATCCGCTGGCACGAAGTACCGTCCGACCACTCGCACGCTGGCCATGAGCGTAACGGCCAGGGCCGCCTGCTTCGCAACACCGCCATTGGCGTGCAGGACGCCGCCGCAGAGAAGCGCGAGAGCCTTCCTGCCCGGATCGCCAAACTGATGGAGATCCGGGCCGAGGCTCCAGATGCTCACCGGATCATCTGGCATGACCTCGAGGCGGAACGCCACGCGATCGAGGCCGCTATCCCCGCCGCCGTCAGCGTCTACGGCGCCCAGGATCTGGAGGAGCGCGAGCGCGCGATTGTCCAGTTCAGCGACGGCGAGTTCCAGGAACTGGCTGCCAAGCCGGTGATCGCAGGCAGCGGCTGCAACTTCCAGCGCCACTGCTCGTGGGCCATCTACCTGGGCATCGGCTTCAAGTTCAACGACTTCATCCAGTCCATTCACCGCCTGCACCGATTCCTGCAGACCGGCCGCGTGCGCATCGACCTGATCTATACCGAGGCCGAGCGCGACATCCGCCGCCAACTCGAACGGAAGTGGCAGCAGCACAACACCATGGTTCAGCGCATGACCGAGATCATCAAGCAGTACGGTCTGTCCGTGGCCGCCATGGCACAGACCCTCACCCGCTCCATGGGCGTGGAGCGCGTCGAGATCAAGGGCAAGGACTACACCATCGTCAACAACGACACCGTGCTCGAAACCCGCCGCATGGAAAGCAACAGCGTCGGCTTGACCATCACCAGCATCCCCTTCAGCACCCAGTACGAGTACTCGCCGAACTACGCCGACTTCGGCCACACCGACGACAACGCGCACTTCTTCGAGCAGATGGACTATCTGATCCCGGAACTGCTGCGCGTGACCATCCCCGGGCGTCTGGCCTGCATCCACGTGAAGGATCGCATCATTCCCGGCGGAATGACCGGCCTTGGCTTCCAGACCGTCTACCCCTTCCACATGGAAGTGACTCGAGCCTTCGTCAAGCATGGCTGGGCCTATATGGGCATGAAGACCATCGTCACCGACGTGGTTCGCGAGAACGCCCAGACCTACCGCCTTTCGTGGACGGAGCAGTGCAAGGACGGCACCAAGATGGGTGTCGGCATGCCCGAGTACTTGCTGATCTTCCGCAAGCCGCCCACCGACAACTCCAACGCCTACGGCGACGTGCCGGTGGTCAAGGCAAAGCCTCTGTGCATCGACGAAGACGGCCAAATCGTCCCCTTCGCCATGGACAAGAAGCTCACCGTCACCCGCGGCAACGGCTACAGCCGGGCACGCTGGCAGTTGGACGCCCACGGCTTCACCCGCAGCAACGGCAACCGTCCGCTGACTGAAGCGGACTTCGAAGGCATTCCGCACGACGTGATGTTCAAGCTGTACCGCGACTACAGCCTGTCCACCGTCTACGACTTCGAGCACCACGTCCGCATCGGCGAATCGCTGGAGGTCACCGGGAAGCTGCCCACCGGCTTCATGCTGCTGCCACCGCAGTCCTGGCACCCGGACGTATGGACCGACGTCGCCCGCATGCGGACGCTCAACGCCCAGCAGTACAGCAAGGGCCAGGAAATGCACCTGTGCCCGCTGCAGTTCGACATCGTCGACCGGGCCATCGTGCAGTACTCCATGGAAGGAGACCTGGTCTTCGATCCCTTCGGCGGGATCATGACCGTCCCGTACTGCGCGCTGAAGCTCAAGCGCAGAACCCGCGCCCACGAACTGAACTCCCGCTACTTCCTGGACGGTGCCGGCTATTGCAAGTCCGCGGAGGAAGAGATGGCCATGCCCGACCTGTTCGCCCTGCTCGAGGCTGATGCTGAAATCATCCAGAAGGAACCCGCCGCATGACTTCCCTCAAGAAGCCCTCCCCGCTCGACTTCAAAACCCAGTACGGCCTGGCCTTGGACGACACCGACGACGCGATCATCGTCGACCTGTTCGCCGGCGGCGGCGGTGCCAGCACCGGCCTGGAAATGGGCCTGGGCCGCAAGGTCGACCTGGCCATCAACCACAACCCGGCCGCAATCAGCATGCACGAGGCCAACCACCCGCACGCCGAGCATCTGCCGACCGATGTCTGGGGCATCGACCCCATCGCGAGCACGAAGGACAAGACCGTGGGCTGGCTGCACGCCTCACCGGACTGCCGGCACCACAGCCAGGCCGCCGGCGGCCAGCCGCGCAAGAAAGAGATCCGCGACCTGTCCTGGGTTGTTGTGAAGTGGGCCGGCAAGCTCCAGAAGCTCGGCCGCGGGCCCTGGGTGATCAGCCTGGAGAACGTGAAGCAGATCCTGCAGTGGGGCCCGCTGATCGCCAAGCGCGACAAAGCGACCGGCCGTGTCGTGCGTCTCGACGGCACCGTTGCCCAGCCTGGCGAGCGGGTGCCGCGCCACGAGCAGTTCCTCGTGCCCGATCCGAAGCGCAAGGGCCGCACCTGGCGTCAGTTCCTGCACGCGCTGCGCGGGTTCGGCTACCAGGTGGATTACTGGGTCGAGCGCAACTGCGACTACGGAGACCCGACCACCCGCCAGCGCCTGTACCTGGTGGCCACCGACGGTGGTTTCGAGCCAGTGGCGGCGGAGAAGACCCATGCCGCGAAGCCCAGCAAGGGGCTGAAGCCGTACCGTACTGCTGCAGAGTGCATCGATTGGAGCGATCTCGGTCAGTCGATCCGCAACCGGAAGCGCCCGCTGGCCGAGGCCACCATGCGCCGGATCGCCAAGGGCATCGAGAAGGAGGTGCTACAGCGCGCCAAGCCCTTCATCGTGCCGATCGCGAACTGGTCGCGCGAAGCCGTGCATCCGGTGGACCAGCCGCTGAACACCATCACCGCTTGGCCGAAGGGCGGCGCTTTCTCCGTTGCCACCCCAACACTGATCCAAGTCGGCTACGGCGAGCGCGACGGACAGGCACCGCGCGTCCTTGAACTGGATGAACCGCTCGGCACCGTGGTCGCCGGCGGCATCAAGCACGCCGTCGCGGCCGCCCACCTGGTCAAGTTCCGCTTCGACGCCACCGGCGCACCGGTCGACCAGCCGATGCCGACGATCACCAGCGGCGGCGAGTGCAAGCGCCCGGCCGGCGCGGCGCACGCCCTGGGCCTGGCCAGCGCTGTCTTGGTCGGCGCAGCACATGGTGACGGGAAGCCGGACGGCGTGAAGCGCTGGGGCAAGGGCTTTCGCTCGGTTGAGGAACCGCTGCCGACGGTCACCGCCAGCGGCAGCGGCGGACACGCGATCGCCACCGCCTTCCTCGCTCAGATGAACGGCGGCTACAACACGACCTTCAGCCGGCCGGCCGACGCGCCGATGAGCACGATCACGAACAGCGGCAGCCAGCAGCAGCTCGCCACGGCACACCTGGTAACGCTACGGAAGGGATCGCATGGCGCACCGGTGGACGGACCGCTGGGCACGCAAACCGGCACGGACCACCACGGCCTGGTCGCCGCCCACCTGCTGCATCTGCGCGGCAACTGCGACGCGCGCGCCGCCGACGAGCCGCTGCACACGGTCAGCGCCGGCGGCACGCACCACGGTCTGGTCACCGCGGAAATGGTCGCCAGCAGCCTGACCCCGGAGCAATTGGACGGCGCGCTGTGGGTGTCGTCGTTCCTGATGCGCTACCACTCGACCGGCGGGCAGTGGGCGAAGCTGGACGATCCGCTAACCACGATCACCACCAAAGACCGGCTGGCCCTGGTCACCGTGTGGATCAGCGGTAGCCCATACGTGATCGTCGACATCCGGCTGCGAATGCTGAAACCGCGCGAGTTGTATCGCGCCCAGGGCTTCCCCGACAGCTACATCATCGAGCGGGGCCACAACGGGCAGCGGTTCACTCTATCCCAGCAAGTTCACATGTGCGGCAACAGCGTGAGCCCGAACACGATGGCCGCATACGCCCGGGCGAACGACCCATGGAAGCGGCGGCTACGCCCGAGTCCGCAGCAGGTGGCGGCATGAACACCGAACAGTTCATTCGCAACGCGGCCGCGCGCGGGCTTTCCCGGCGCGCCACCATGCACGCGCTCGGCATGGGCCCCTGGAAGTTCCGAGAGCTGCTGACCCTGATGCCGGACATCGAGTGGCCGGCGAAGGGCCAGTCGCTGGACCACAAGCGGGCCAACTCGCAGAAACAGGGCTACTGCACGCCGGCACTCGCCCGCGCACTGGACCAGGCCCGCCAGGCACGCAAGGAAAAGCACACCCACACCGTGCGCGGCAGAACCGGAACCCTCGAAGAGTTGGTCGACCTGCTGCCGAGCCCCGTCTCGGCCAGCACCGTCCGCCGGCGACTCGCCGCAGGCATGTCCCTCGAGGACGCGCTGCTCACCCCACACCTACCGCCGAAACCAGGCCATCGCCCACTTCAGCAGGTGCAGCCATGACGACGAACCAGAACCACCCCGACGATCACCTTGCCATTGAAGCGCTCCACAGCCGCTATCTCGATGTCCTGACCGGACGCACCAGCGATCACCTCCTGATGTTCCAGGACGAGGCTTACGCGCTTGGCCGCGCCCGAGGGCGGCTGGACGTGTTCCGTCTCGACCTGCACCTGGAGCGCCAGCGCCGGTTCAGCGAACGCACGTTCGGGCCTGGGTCGCGCGCCGCTGGCGTCGTCGACCACATCCGCAAAGAGTTGCGCGAAATCGAAGAAGCCCCCGGCGACCTGGCCGAGTGGATCGACGTTGTGATCCTGGCCCTGGACGGGGCTTGGCGCACCGGCGCCACTCCGGCGCAGATCATCGACGCCCTGCTGGCAAAGCAGGCGAAGAACGAGTCGCGCACCTGGCCGGACTGGCGCACGGCGCCGGCCGACAAGGCGATCGAGCACAACCGCGCGGACGACCCGATCGACGACAACACCTACTTCGTCATGCGCAACGCCGGCGGCGCCGTGTTCGTGAAGCACGGTCCCTTCTTCCGCGACCAGGGCGGCCTGACGGAGGACTGGGGCAAGAACTGGACGCGCATCAGGGCCGGCAGCCTCAAGCATGCCCGCCAGATCGGGGAGGGGTTGCTGCCGTGATCCAGCGCATCTACCTCGCCGGGCCTATGACCGGCCTGCCGGAACACAACTTCCCCGCCTTCCACGCCGAAGCCGCGCGCCTGCGCAGCCTCGGGTACCAGGTCGAGAACCCCGCCGAGCACGGCGAGATTCCGGGCTTCGAGTGGGCCGACTACCTGCGGCTCGACCTGCAGAAGCTGCTCACCTGCCAGGCAATCGCCCTGCTGCCGGGCTGGATGGACTCGAAGGGCGCCAGGCTGGAGTTCACCGTGGCCACCAACCTCGGAATGCGCGCTCTGCACGCGGAGCACATCACCGGTCCAGCGGAGGATGCACGATGAGCGCCGAGTACCACATGCACCTGTCCCGCCTGGCGTCCCTGGTGGGCGGGTACCACTACCGATACGGCAGCGAGGTACAGCTTCACCAGGCTCTCTCCACCGTCCTGACCGGCGCCGGCTTCGAGCATGAGCGCGAGGTGGCGCTCGACGCACGTAACCGCGCGGACTTCTGGCTGGAGGGGATCGTCATCGAGGTGAAAGTAGACGGCTCCCTCGCCGCCGCACTCCGGCAGTGCCAGCGCTACCTGGCCCTTCCGCAGGTCCACGCTGTGCTGCTCGCCAGCACTCAACGCTGGGCCGATACCGCCATGGCCAAACGGCCGGAGTTGGCGGGCAAGCCCTTCCACATTGTCAGGCTGAGAAGGCAAACGCTATGACATCAACCACCTACGGCCGGATCGTCTACAACGGCCGGTACTGGCGGATCACATGCGAACCACAGGTGCGCGCCAGGTTGAAGCGGGTATTTCCGCGTGTGCCGCAGGCTCCGGGTGAGCATATCGACCTGCTCGGCAGCCCCGAAAACAGCCGGGAACTGCTGTGGTTCCTACAGCGCTACCCAATGGAGATCGACACGGACGCACAGGAATCGCTCAAGCAGTTGGCGCAGCAGCACCATCAGATGGAGCAGAACCTGGCCGAACTGGTCGCTGGGCGGATCCCGCTGCCGGCATTCAAGCTGGCCAAGCCGCCGCGCGAGTACCAGCGCTTCGCAGGCGCCCAGGTCACGATCCGCGGCGGCCTGCTGCTGGCGGACGACTTGGGCTTGGGCAAGACCATCACTGGGATATGCCCGATGGCGGAACCCGGCAACCTGCCGGCGGTCGTTGTCTACCCTGCCGCCCTCCCGAACCACTGGCCGGAAAAGCTCGCCGAGTTCGCTCCGAACCTGCGCGTGCATCACATCCGCAAGGGCCAACCCTACCCGCTGGTCCGCCAGCCACGCCAGCGCATCCCGGACCTCTGGGACACGCTGCCCGACGTGATCCTTGTCAGCTATCACAAGCTCAGGGGCTGGGCCGATGTCCTGGGCGAGATCGTGCAGTACGTGGTCTTCGAGGAATGCCAGCAGCTCAGGAACCCAAGCAGCAATATCTACCAGGCCTGCGAGTACTTGGCCGGGCAGGCACGCCTGCGGATGGGCCTGACCGCGACGCCCATCTACAACTACGGCTCCGAGTTCTACCACGTCGTCAACCCACTGATCCCGGACTGCCTGGGCAGCTACGACGAGTTCCTGCGCGAGTGGTGCGTGGGCGGCAGCGTTGGCGAAAAACCACGCCTGAAGGACGCCGAGCAGTTCGGCGCCTACCTGCGTCGGGAGGGAATCATGCTCCGGCGCACCCGGGCCGAGGTCGGCCGAGAACTTCCGGCGCTCTCGAAGATCCCGCACGAGATCGAGTCGGACGGCGCGGCCCTGGAGCGGATCACCGGCGACGCGGTAGCACTGGCCAAGACCATCCTGGCTCACAACGAGGCCTACCGCGGCGAGAAGATGCGTGCGGCCGGCGAGTTCGACCAGTTGGTGCGCCAAGCCACTGGCGTCGCGAAGGCGCCATACGTCGCGGAGTTCGTCCGCCTGCTACTGGAAAGCGGACAGCAGGTGCTCCTGTTCGGCTGGCACCGTGAGGTCTACAGCATCTGGCGGGAGAAGTTGGCCGACTACAACCCCGTCATGTACACCGGCACCGAGTCGCCAAAGGAGAAACAGGCCGCGAAGGACGCATTTGTCGCCGGCGACAGCCGCCTGATGCTGATCAGCCTACGCGCCGGCGCAGGCATCGATGGCCTGCAACACGCCTGCAGCACGGTGGTGTTCGGCGAACTCGACTGGTCGCCGGGCGTGCATGAGCAATGCATCGGCCGGATACACCGCGACGGCCAGCGCGAGCCTGTGCAAGCGTTCTTCCTGATCTCCAACGAGGGAAGCGACCCGATCGTCTCCGACGTTCTGGGAGTCAAGCTCGAGCAGATCGAGGGCGTGCGCAACCCAGGCGAGCACCTGGTAGAACGCCGCGACCTTGGCGAGAACCAACTGCGCCAACTCGCCCAGCGCTTCCTCGCCGATCACGGCGTCAAGGTTCCGCGCACCAGCCATCCAACCCCGATTCACCAGCAACCGCCGTTCGAACTTACCTGAGCACCGCAATGAACCGCCCCACCATCTGCCGCACCACGGGCCAACGGATAGGCCTGTGCAAATGCTTCCGCTGCCGGCCGCCGGCGCCGGAGCAACCGGAGACACCACCATGTCCTCTACCCAACACCAACTGATCGAGCAGTGCGCCACCCGCCTACGCGGCATCATCGAAGCACTGGACAACATCCACGACACCAGCCCGCACCGCTGGTCAACGGACCTCGACGACGTTCATTCCTCAGCCGAGAGCCTGCTGGCCCTGATCAAGGACCAGGCGCCGACGCTAGATTCCCAGGGCCTGGCCGGCACCGCCCTGGCGCAACCCTCCCTGACACTACCGCCTTTCGCGGAGAAGGTGCTGGCCAAGCTGCGCCGCTTCTATGACTGCGCCAGCGACTTCGAATCGGGCGGCGTAGATATCGGTCGGCACTGGCTTGACCTGCTGACTCAGGTCGGGCTGCTCAATCGGGTGCAGCGCAGCCCAGCGCTTTGGGAAATCACCCAGCAGGGAGAGGATTTACTCGGTACGCCGCAACCCTCTCCGGCGTCGGACCTGGCCGAGCGCGGCACGCAACACCGGTTCAGCACCACGCAGAACTGCGCCCACGACTTCGCGGGCGTCTGGTGGAATGACAACGGCGTCATCAAGACCGGCCGCGAGTGCCGACATTGCGGGTTCTTCGTGGAGGACGTGACCGAGGCACCAGCCGAGCAGGCAGAGGCGGAGCGGCCGGAGGTGGTGGCCTGGTCGAACTGGAAGGTAGGGACGCGCTCCCATGTCCCATGCCGCACCGAAGAAGAAGCGGCGCGCTCGGTGAACATCTCCGAAATCGCTGCAACGCAGGAAGGGCCGTACCGCGTCGAGCCATTGATGACCGTCGCCCAGCATGAGCGCATCACCGGCCAGCTTCATGACGCCCTCGACGAGAGCGATGGAGACCGCTGGAAGTTGCGATCCGAGCGCGACGCTGCCAACGCCCGTCTGCACGAAGTAGCAACGGCCTGCGCAACGGCAGAGCAAGAGCGCGACGCCGCCCTGGCCGAAGTCGAGGCCGATCGTGACTTAGTGAAGATCATGCAGGAGCAGATAGACGCGCTACGGTCGAGTGAAGAAGTCGCCCTGGCCAGGGTCGCGGAGCTTGAGAAAGGCACTGTGTACGTCGAGGCCCGCCAGTGCGACGAGTGCCAGCATGGGGGGATCAACGATTCCGCCGACGGATTGGCCGCCTGCCACGACTGCGACTGGACAGGCCCTGAGCCAGACGAAGACAAGTGCCCTGGATGTCATCGCGAAAACTGCATGACAGCGGCGTGCCCAGCTTGTGGTGGCCGGTATGTACTTGTTGCCAGCGATGATGTCACCGCCCCTGTAGCCCAGGCTCAGCACAGCGTGCCGGCTTACGTGAGCTACACCACGCGACCAGCCGAAAGCCTTGCCGGGATCGCCCTCCGTCAGTTGAAGGACGAGAGCCGTTGGGTCGAGATACGCGACATCAACGCACATACCTTCCCCGACATGCAGTCGCACAGCTACTACCCGGCCGGGACCGTGATTAAGCTGCCCGCCGCCGCGCCCGGCAAGGAAGTGCCGCAGGCCTGGCTCGATGTTCAAGCCGAGCGCCGCCGGCAAGTCGAGGTCGAGGGCTACCACGGGTTTCGTGACAGCCATTACATCAGTTACGAACTATCGAAAGCGGCGCGCGCATACATCGAGGTTTCGTGGCATGCACTCAGCGGCGGGCTGCCGTGCAAACAGCCGGAGTCCTGGCCTTGGATGGCTGGATTCAAGTGGTCTGACGGTCGAACGATGCTAGTCAAGGCCTGCGCCTTGACCCTTGCCGAGATCGAACGCCTCGACCGAGCAACGGCGAGTCAGGGAGGGCCAAGTGATGCGTAGAGCACTGACCGCCCTCGGCATCATCGCAGCCCTCGGCCTGGCCGTGGTGGGGCTGGTGGAGATATTCCCGATCATCCGCACGCTGGCGGCCTGGCAGACGGGGTGCTTCGGATGAAGCAGAAACCAGGCATCGCCCTTCCCCGCTGGCTCCTGCGGACCACAACGATGCAGATGCACAGCGTCGACGTGGTACTGGTCATGGCCCTGGTGCTCCAGCACCACGGCACGGCCGACGCTGTTCGCCGCGCCGCCGGTCAGCTTCGCGACAGAGTGTGTGCCGAGCACCGGCCCAAGATGACCGCGCTCATGCGAATGCAAGACGACGCGGCGGCGCTGCAAGTGGCGCTCAACATCGTCCAACGCGCCACCGACGCCCTGGGCATCCTGCCGGGAACGCCGTTTCCGGCCAGACCTTCGCCCAGCGAAAGCCCACCGGATCAGGGGCACATGCCCGCCAAGGCTGGTCCCGTCACCGGTGAGCCGGTGCATCCTACCTGAAATCATCCATGCCCGCGGCCCAACGGAAAGGGCCGCGGAACAGCCCGGCCGGAGAGCTGGGATAGGTAACGCCCAATGAACACCCTGTTTCTGTTGATGGCTCAGTACGATGGCGCCGCTATCATTCCCCTCGAACGCGTCTGCGCCGACTACTTCAGCCACCTGCCCCCCGAGAAAATGAAGATGAAGGTAGCGGCCGGCGAAATCGACTTGCCGCTGGTACGCATGGAGAACAGCCAGAAGTCTGCGCGTGGCGTACACCTGACGGACCTGGCGAACTACCTTGACGAACGGCACAGAACGGCGAAGGAAGAGCACGAAAAGCTCATGGGTCGCAGAACCCTGCGCCGTGCATCCTAGCCTTCCCGCCTACCGGGCCTCGATCGTGGGGCCCTCTATTATCTGCTCCAACCACGGCCAGTCTTCGTACTTGTCGCCGCTCCCTCTCAGATGCGTGTAACGCCGCATCGAGTTCCAGTCCCGGTGGCCCGAGACGCTGGCCACGCGCGGAATATCCCATCCGATCTCGAAAAGCCGACTGATGCCGTCATGGCGCAGGTCGTGAAAGTGGAGATCATCGATCTCCAAGAAGCTGCAAGCCCTGGTAAACGAAGCGCTGACCGACTTCGCGTTGTAGGGGAACACGAACTCCTCGCGCCGGGGCATCGAATGCAAAATGCGCCATGCCTGGTCTGGCAGGTGGCACCAGACATCATTCCCGTATTTCTGGCCCGGATTCTTCATGTCCGTGATCAGCACTGCCTGGCGTGCTTCGTCGATGGCGTCCCAGCGGATCCGGGTGATCTCTTCCTGGCGGCGCGTTGAGAAAATCGCAAAGCCGATCATCCGAACCATGTCGATCTGCTGCTTGCGACGCTCCCGCATTTCAACGAAGTAGGCAAGGATGGTGTCAAGCTCCTCCAAAGTTGGGCGCCTGTCCCGCTCGTTGCTCCTAGAAACCCCTCCCATCTTGCGCAGAACGCGCCTGGCGTCGGCCATGGCCACCGGATCCACCTCGTAGCCCCATGCTGGGCGTGCAACCGTCAAGACGGCGCCGAGGTGAGAAAGATCATTGCCTACGGTCTGCGGCTGCACGCCGCCCTTCTCGATGCGATCCATTGCGTACTCGACCAGCACCTGGGAAGTCAGGTCCCGGTCGACCACATCCCCCAGCCATGTCGCAGCTATCGCCTGGAGCGTCGCCTCCTTGGTCCTGCCCAACGGTCGCAGTTTCCCGTACTCCTCAAGATACTGCTTGATCATTTCCCGTACAGTGACGCCCTTGCGGTTGGCTCGCTCGATCGCGCCTGGAGCGGCCAACTCTGCCTCTCGGCGCTTCAGCCAGTTCTGGGCCGCCGCCTTCCGGTCGAATGTCTGGCTTTCCTGATAAACTGCCTTCCCCTGCCGCATGATGCGGATCTGAGCCGTAAAAGCTGCGGACCCATCCTTGCGCTTCCTTTGAGTAATCGTCCCCAT